ACTCACTTCAGGAAAGACTTTCAAATTGGCTCGTATAATGCCTAGCCATTTAGTAACAGTATCAATCGTCATTCCCATCTGTCTGCTCCACTTCTTCGTATTCCTTATCCCACCAGCTCTTAGAAAACTCATAACTGTATCCATCAATTAAGAATTTTGTTATAACGCCTTTGAAATCCACTTCGCTTCTTGGAAATAGCTGTAATATCATTTCTCCATTTGTCATGTATTCCTCTCCTTTTCTTCCTCTGCCAGTTGCTTGATAATCTTAATGATCTTCCACTTGATAGTTACGCCACTTTGCCAAAATGGGTCTAACTGCTGTATGCGCTTAATAAGCTCTTCTGCGTCAATCTTCATTCTTAGTCCTCACTATCCTCAAAGCACTGCTCATAGTCCCAGGACTCCTGTTCCGGATCATAGTAACAACACTTTGCGTTGTGATATTCACAACTCTCGCAAGCACTTCTCTTAGCTTCGCGTTGCTGGTCTTTGTACTCTGCTATCTTGTCTTGCCACACGTCATAATCAATTTTTTCTCTGTCTACCATTAAGCCTCCATAAAATCAAAAATACTCATTTGTCCAGGTTCCTTGTCCGGTATATAGTCCAGGTCATTTTCTATTCGTTGCTTGGCAATATTAAAATACTTTTCGTCTATCTCTACACCGATAAATCCTCTATTTGTACGTTTACAAGCTAATCCAGTTCCGCCTACTCCCATGAATGGGTCCATCACGATCTCACCTTCTTGCGTAGAGTTCTCGATTAGTAATCTCATAAGATCAATCGGCTTTTCTGTTGGGTGCTGCTTTGTCCTCATGATGTTAGGGATTCTAAATATATTCTTGCAGCCCATCAGATTTATGTTTTTGGCTTTACCCTTACGCAACATCAAGATCAATTCATAACAGTTTAAATACCATTTATTCGGCGTTGTATTACCCTTATCCCAAACTATTAGCTGCTGGAATATAAACCCGGCTTTTTCTGCGCACTGCCATAAGTCTTTTAAGTTCCTGGGGTTTATCATCACATAACAATGAGTCTGAGGCTTTAGCACTCTATATACTTCTGGAAGCCAGTCTTCAAACTCTATATCATTATGTTCAAATATCTTGCCTTGTCTAACAAATTCCTGTGAAGAGGCTTCACGCCTACGATTTAATATCCCACCAGTGTTAATATATCCACCAACTGTTACAGCGTTATTAGTGCAGCCTCCGCTAACAATGTGATAAGGGCAATCAGTAACGACAAGATCAACGCTATTGTCTGCCATATCCCGGAAGACTTTCATGCAGTCCTCGTTATATAGTTTTACCTCTGCCATAAATACTCCCAACTTCAACTTTGTAATATCCCGGATATCCCTTAGATATCATTGTCGCTATTGATCCAGCACTCTTCCCGGTCATTTTTGCCAGTTCCTTAGTTGACTCCGCTACTGCTTCCGGCAACTCGTAATCGTCCGTAGTGCATTTTACATACAACGTCATACATGCCTCTCATAAAACTCGTAATAGTCTCTCTCCTGGTCGTCGTGGTCTTCTCTCTGCTCTTCCAGTAGTTCGTCTTTAGTCCAGAAGTCCACTACTTCGTATTCGTCTTCGTACTTCTCCACAAGATAAGCGCCTAGACAATGCTCACAACAAAAGTACAATTCATCCATCACAAAGGTTTCATGCTCTACGTCCTTGCCACACTGGGCGCAAGTTTCACCTTCCCAAACTTTTCGCTCCATAAAACTCATAGCTTTACTGCCTCCATAGCTTTCTCAAAAGCTCTCTGCTTTTTTCTTGCTTTGATTTCTTCTTTGTGTTCCTGGTATCTGTCCTTTGACTTCTGGTTGATTTCTTCTTTATTGGCCTCATATCTGTTGTGGTTATAAGTCAAGTTTCTATGCTGCAAGGCCATAGCTTTTAATACTACTTCTGCCTCTCGCCTTGATATCATAAAAGGGCCTTCAAAAAAATCATGGTGTTTTATTCTCTCTGTGAGTATCTCTATCTTTTCTCTCTGTGTTAACATCCTCAAATCCTCTTGCTTATCAGATAGTAAAAGTACGCCTTCATAGTGCTAAATGTATTTCTGTGGCAAGGCATACCCTGTGCTATCAGATCGTCAATAGTTACATTCTTTTCAGTCACGTACCTTAATATCCATTCCCACATCTGCGGATTGGTTATCATAGCCGTTGTCCTGATTAAATCTATCTTGTGTTCTAACTCCACCCTTTTTAGTGCGGCCTCGGCTGTTGAATCATACCCACCGGAAGACTGTACTTTGTCCTGATCGTAGGTTATGGCCCTTGATGTGTCTGGAAGTGTCTGCAGCTCTTTAACCCACACCGGATAACACCGGCAATAAGTTACAACGTTGTCATAAATCTGCGGCGGCAAGTAATATTTACTTCGCCTTGATGGTCTTTTGTAGCTCATACGTCCTCCCCATTCATCTTTTTTATGTCCTCCGCTGCATCCATTAGAAACTTGCCAAGATCATAAGCAAATTTGTTTTCCGGATAAGCCTTACAGAATCTATCAAACTCTTCATACCACTTGTCCCAATCTCCGGTATGTTCTGTACAGTGCTGCAGTAGTCGTATTACTTTCCAGGCCTCACAATAAGGGCCGTAAACAACTTCTTTAAATCTCTGATCCTCCATAAGCCCCTCCAAATACTTTTAACCTTGCGCTTTTCTTCTGCTCCAATACTCTGACTTTCTCAGGTTGTCATTTATCTGTTGTGTAGTTATAGAATCAAGCCACTCCTGGGCCTCTTCGTCAGACTCAAAGCCCTTCATAAGATGGGGCCTTCCTCTCATAGCCTTGTCACATTCAGGCCAATTATGAAAAATCTTGTACTCTCTATCCTTTGTAAAACAAACTCCGTAGCAACTAGCCATTTTTAACCTCCTTAAAACGGTATATCTACAGCCGGCTCAAACTCCGATACATACCAGCCGTATTGTCTATTCTCTGAAACACTGTTCTTTAGTCTCTTCGTTTCAGGCTCATAAAATAAATCGTTGTATTCATCATCGACTGATCCAAAACGTGCTTTTGCACAATGCCATATATTAGTTCCGGCGCCCTGGTAGGATCTCCCAAACATCTGCTGATAATTGTTTTCAAACAGTCTTCCGTAGCGATAAACATAAATAATGTTGTCAACTGCGTTTACTATGTCTGAGGTTCCGCTTACGTCATACAGTCCTAGTAGGCCGTTAGGTTTTTTAGGATGACAAACTATAATGATGTGTACATTCTTGCGTTTCGCCAGCTCGTGTAATTGCCAGGCGAATTTTGATTGTGCGTCATACTTCTCACTACTAAGACTCGATATATCCAGGGCCATAAGATTGTCTATACATAAGAGGTCCAGTTTATTGTCCTCGATCATCTTTTCAAGCTGTTCAATGATCGCTTCAAATCTGAATCCATAGTCGTTGTTGTATAACCAAAACTTACCTTCCAGCCAATCAGCAATCTTTAATTGATACTCATACGGCACTTTGTAGTAGTTCTCCCACTGTGTAGGTTCCACAAAAGGCTTTCCGGCAGCTTGTAACATCATCCACTTCATGTAGTCTTCGTCACTAAGCTCACCTGAAAAGACCGCTGTATTGTTTCCGGTGTCTATAGCGTTAAGTATTAGCTGTGATAAAAGCGTTGACTTCGCGCTTCCTGTCTGACCGCTTAAAACAGTCACATTCTTTTTCTTTAGTCCTCTAAACTGCTTATCAAACAGGTCTATTCCTGTCTTTATAATCTGCTCTGTTTGTTTAGGTCTTTCGACAATCTCTTTAGCGGAATAAAAAATCGGTTTATCACTTTTCGGCTCTATGTGTACCGGCTCATTTCTGTTGTAGGTTTTAAACATCTGAGACTCTTCATACTGTCTCTTCTTTTCGTAGGCGTCCGGCTCATATATCTGTCTAAGGTCTTGCCATGTATGCCCCTGGCAAGAATTATGAAAGCACTTAAAGCCTATAGCGCCGTTCCTTGACTTGAATATGCAAGCATCCGGGGCCTTATGCTCTGAGTTAAACGGACATTCGTCTAAAACATACTTGTCATAGTCCTTTTCTGATCTCTTTTGATAATTGATCCCGTACTTAAACAACCAGTCATCTAAATCAAAATCAGAAGGCTTATAGTTGTTATACTTTTGTGGCTTCTCCGGCTCTTTTGGAATTACTTCACATAGCTTTTCAAGGTACTGCACATCAGTAGGCTTTAGCTCTATCTCCCTATTGAGTATTCTTGACATTCTATGTGGCCTGATCTCGGTATTAGATCCCTTCTGTGCCAGAGTTCCGTATAGCTTGCATATCCTGGAAGGATTAAAGTTAGCACAGTCAACTTTTACTGCATCAGTACTAAACAACATATCCAGTGCTTTTAAACAGTTCTGTATCAAACTAATACGATCCTTGTTATTGGCGATCTCAACTCTATACAGAAGGTGAACGCCGTTTCCTGAGAATCCCAAAAGTGGCTTTTCAAATCCTAAGTCACTGAGGTATTTATAAATCTTATTTCCCAGGTCCTTTGCTGCCTTTAGTTCTTCTTCAGAAGAGGACACGCCGGAAGGCCTTTCAGGGTCTAAGTCAATCATCAGCCAGTTATAACCTTCTACGTCATTGTCTGAAGTAGTGCTGGCTCCCTGGACAAAACAATCTCTCTGCTCCCTGGAATAACACGCCTCTTTTATGGCCTGAAGTGTGATATATATATTGGCTCCCTTTAGGGACTGCCTTTTTAATTCCCTGATAAGAACATCTGCATCTTTGAAGTAACCAACATAAGGCTTTTGTTTCTTATTCGCCGGGATGATCCTAACCTCAAACAATTCACCAGCCGGCTTCATTATGCTTATGGTCCTTCTTAGCTCAGCCTCGTCAAAATAATCTATTGCCATTTTGGTTTCTCTTCTCTAAGGATTGGTCGCGGATTACTTTGCTTGTCCCTACCTTCCCATGTTCGGACAGCTCCTTTCCAATCCTTCATTTTGTTTTTGCCTACCATCCAACCTTTAGATTCATAGAAGTTTACAAACTGAGAAGCGCTTATATTATTTCCTCGCTCACGACAATAAGCCTCTACTTCTTCCACTGTTGGAGGTATAAACCTTTTGGAAGGGGTGACTTCTTCAGAAGTCCCTCTCTCTTTATTTATCATTATTAATTCATTATTGTTTGTGTTCCTCTGATGTTCCTCTGATGTTCTTTTGCTGCTCTTTTGCGGTTCCCTTGCTGTACCCATAACCTGATAAAAGTCATAGTTTATCACTGTTACAGTGGTGCTTTTGTTGTCCGATTTTAGGTCCAACATCTGTGCCATTTTTAGCTCATTTAAGAACTTTGTTGTTTTCTTGCGGCTCCAGCCCCATTGATCGCTCAACTTTGTAAGACTGGTAAGGGTTTGACCGCGTTCAATTTTTCTATAACAGCCATTAAAAAGAATTTCTTTATCCTCATGATTAACCATTAAAAGAAGATCAATCCATGCTTGGCCTCTTGAAAAAGGTTTATCGTCCCATATAATTTCACAGTCCCGGATCTTCCGGTGTACTGATATCCAGCCTTTATCCATGATTGTCCCCTTTAGCAAACGGTAACGTATTAACGTCCCACTCCTTGTAAATCTGCATCCAATCATCTAGCCTCATACAGACTAAAGTCTCACAGTTGTTTTTCCTAAAGAAGACTGCTGGCATATCACCCTTCTTGGCGCTGTCATGTATTGCCTGGGCCATCCAGTCATAGATCCTAAACTGTTCACAATGCTTGCACTCAATATGTACGCCAGGAAGTCCCATTACGTCTGAGGCGTCCCCGGTGTTTCCACAATACTGTGAGGTCCTTCTAGCGTTGTAACCATATTCGCTTAAAGCCGCTGCGACTTCTCGCTCATAGCGCTTTCCCTTCTCTCGGCTCATTTTTCCCATTACTACCCCCTTTCTAGCCTCTGTCCCTGAAATTGACAGAGGCATTTCACAAAGTCTGATAATCTGTGATAAATTCCTCTCCTCCGGAGAAGTTACAAGTACGATTTTCCGTACCTTTGTATGAAATCATCTATGGACTTGCCATAGTGTTTCATCCATGCTTTTTGTGCTTCCTGTTGTAAATAAAGGTCATGTAATCCTTTATCGTGAAGCGCTGCATGATGTTGTCTACATAGATAAACTGTTAGGCCGTCTTCGTCCGCCAGTTTTCTATTAGCTGTACCATGTATCATGTGGTGAAGGTCAGTTCCGGGCCTTTCAATCGCCAGCTTTTTGCATAGATAACAGTCATGATCTTTTTGAATTATGCTTTTCATAAGCCTTGCCCCACTGTTCTAGCATCTTGTCTTTTTCAGTTACGGTTATAGTGTCTATATCAAGGGCCTTTGCTTCGCTGATAACTCCGTCAATAAGCCGGCCCATTTCAACACTGTTATATGTATGGCTGCCTCGCATAACGATATAGACTCTGTTAAGATCGCCGTTGTCTAAAACTTGTGTCTTACTTGTGGCCTTCAGGTGTACCCCTTCCAGCTTGTTTACATCTATTGAATCTGGAAGGATAAAGTACACAACCTTCTCGTCAATAAACTCCGGGTAGCCATACCTTGAAAGCATTTGATTATGTACCTCATTTAGCGATATTTTTAGCCTATCTGCGATTTTTGTAATAAGGGCATAGAAATAGTTGTTCGCTGATAAAGAACGCGGTTTAACGTCCTTATGCAGCGATAAATCATATAGCTTTTCCTTGTCCGCTTGCATAAGCCATAAGACAAGATCGTTAGGATGACCGGTTATTTTTTCCATTACTTTTTAACCTTGTTATAAGCTGCCTGAATCTGTGCATCTGAAGCCTCTTCCAACTTGCCAACATTAAATGTCTTCAGAAGGGCCGCTAAATTTTCCGATCCAGCCGGGTACTTCTTAGATATCTCTTTAATCATTACGGCCTTAGATGGGTAAGCGTTTTCCTGTTTCTGATACTCGTCAGTGTCAGCGTCCTTTGTATCATCAATAAGGAAAAGTCCGTTAAGGGCGTACTTCCTTGCGTAAGATGATGTGGTTCCTGTTATCTGAGAATCATCCATACCCTTCTTTTCTGCACTCTCCCTTGCGTAAGCTGTGTTCTCAATAATTCCGTCAGTCTCTACGTCCTGGAAGGAAGCTGTGGCCTTGATGTAATATCTGTCCCCTATCAGCTCCAAAGTGTCAGATATAACAAGAGTTGCGTTATACTTCTTCAGAAGTGGCTTAACGTTCTCTAAAATATCCTCACATGATCTGTACTTATACTTTCCAAAAGTATTGGTCTGTCCTTTAGGTGCTTTAAGCTCTGCCTGAACTGCTAATAACTTATCTCTTACTGACATTGATTACCTCCAACTCTTTTTTAATTTTTGGGTCCACCACTTTACGATTGCCGGTGTATAAAACGTCATTCACATCATCCAGCGTTATCGTGCTGTACCCTTCTGCAAGCCTTGTTTCCATCTTGAAAGCAAGTAGCTCTAGTGCGATCTGTTCTCTTGATTTAATATTCATTGATTTTCCCCTCCTTATTTGGTAGTATTAGGGGTGAAAAGATCCCAATTTGCGATAAAGCGGTTCTATTCACCCATGGCCTTGTTTGCAGCAAGGTCATTTTTATTTCTTCAGCGTGTAGAATCTGTGATCTCGATAATCAAACGCGCTGGAAAAATACTTCTCCAATGACTTGTTAGTAGTCTTCTCAAAGCCGATAATCTCAGGTGCTACATCACCTTTTTCAATTCTTGCCAATGCTTCGTGCGCTTCTTGGCTGGCTTCTTTTTTCATTCCTTTTGTATAAAACTGGTAATCTTGATAGATAACATCATGAACATTGTCCGGAAACTCAGGACTGTTTACCCTGTTGATAACCACGCTCATGACAAGCCACTCGCCGTCCGGCCCCTGGTTATGGCTCTCAGCGTCAGCTATCTTCATTAAGAGCTGTGCGTCCTCATAGGTAAGTTCCACACAATCAACTTCATGTGTTCTTGGAAATACTTCAGACTGTGGATCGTAAGCGTCCACTACTACGTATGAGAATATTAGACATAGATACATTAAAATTAGCCCCAAACAATACAATCCCCAAAGTTTTTTTTGTTGCATCTGTTCTCACTCCCTCAAAATTTTTAGTAAGTCTTCATCGGTAAAATGTAATGCGTCATCCAGTGCTAATAGTTCAAACACTGTAAAGCTATGTGGATCTTCTAGCCGTCTTCTTAACCGCTGGTAATCAATTCCGGTTATCCTTGCAAGCTCCCTAAAGCTGTCTATGTCGTAGTCGATCATGTAAAACTTCAGTAGCTTTTCTACTGGTTTTTTTATCTTTGCCATAATCACCTCGTGTTGCTATTTTTTGCAACCTAAAACATAAAAATTTTTGCTTTATCTTCAGGAGTGATTTTTAGCAAATCACAAAGTACATATACCTCTGACGCTCTAAACTTGTTTTTGTTCTTCATTTTCATATCAAAAGCCTGTCTTGATAAGCCAAGTTGCTCAATTATGTAACCCAGCTTATATCCGCTTTTATTTATGTATTCTTCAAGCCTTCCAGCATCAACATTTTGTGTTTTTGTAATCATTTTCAAGTCCTTTCTACAACATATTGATGTTGCTCTTTTTAGCAACTAATTTTATTATATCCAAACTCAAAATCATGTCAATAGGTTATTGATAATTTTTTCAACTTTTTGTATTCTATACTAAGGAGGCTGTTATGACAGTAGGAGAACGTATTAAGAAAAAAAGAATAGAGTTGGGATGGTCTCAACAGGAATTAGCCAAGAAGGCTGGATATAGTGACAAAACAGCAATTTCCAAAATAGAACACGCTGGTAATGAGATTACGCTAAAACAAGTTAAGCGTATCGCAGAGTCAATGAGCATTGATCCAGCAGAGCTTATGGGCTGGACTGAGGAACAAGACAATGACTCTCTGGGGGATAGGGGGGAAGCGCTAAATGAATACGCTAAGAAACTTTACGAGTATTACCAAAAAGCAAGTCCAGAGATTCAAAATGCTGTGGATCTACTTTTAAAAGCTGACAAATAGTCTTTATTGTTTCCTTATCTGCTCTTAGTATTGCCTCAACAAACTCTTTAATATCCATAATAGCGCTCCCTTCATGTGAAATGGTAGCACCCAAAAACCGTCAATAAAAGTTCCAAATAGTGAAACACTGTTCAAGAGGTAGAACGAATGTCAAACACCAGAGAGATCATACTGAAACTAAAAGAGGTACGAGAAGAGAAGGGATATTCCTACGGTGATATCCTGGATATCATGGAAAAACAAGGGGATTTCGTCTCTAAATCTACCCTTTCAAGGGTGTTCGCTGAAGGTTCCGAGAACTGTTCGTTTAAGTACGAAGAGACGATCAGACCTATAGCAAAAGCACTATTAGACATTGAGACTATTGAGGACACTGACAACATGGATGTTCAGGCCATGAAGTCACTTCTCAAATACAAGATCCAGCTTATTGAAGACCTGGAAAAGAAAGTTGAAGTTTTATCCGGCGATCTGGCAAAAGAAAAGCTAAAGTATCACGAAAAACTGGATAAGGAACGTGACAACTTCCAGAGAAGTTTAAATTTCTGTCGCGAACAGATAGCATTAAAAGACAAGCGTATAGATCAGCTATTAGATTCAAACACTAGGCTATTAGATCAGTTATTGGTATGCCCTTGTAGGAACAAGCCCCAACAGTAAGGAAGGAGTGACAATATGAAAAATGAAATCTCTATAGAAAAATACTTCTCAGAGACGGCAGTAACAGTAATATATATTGCCGGCTGTATATGCGGAATATATGTTGCTTATATTTCATATTCAGAAAATCTATCAATGCTTGAACGGATTGCTAACGGAGTATTATATCCCATTTTATACGGCCTTGGATTTGGTTTTATTTATGTTGTCTTGTGCATTATCCTGGCGTGTGTTGTTAGAGATCGTCTGAAGCAAAATACCATTATCCTAATAACAACTATTATAGCTGTAGCAGCCGGCTTATTTGTATCTTTGTTGAGGTAAAAAATGAAAGCAAGAAGGCTTCCAAGTGGAAAATATAATATTGAAGTGTACGTAGGTAAAGACTCTCAGGGTAAACGAATCCGGGAGTCTTTTACCGCTGGAACAAAAGCAGAAGTTGAAATGATGGCTGCCAAGTTTAAAAACAATATAGACCGTCAACGATCATCCGATCTTACTGTCCAGGAAGCTGCAGCGGCCTACATAAAAGCCAATGAAAATGTACTCTCCCCTTCCACCCTAAGAGGTTATAGGATGGACGCCAAGAGACTTGCGCCAATCAGTAATCTAAGGATCAGAAAAATCACTTCATACGATATCCAGTCTTTTGTATCTGAACTATCCACTACCCACTCACCCAAAACGGTTAAAAATACATATGCCTTTTTAATCACTTCTATGGGCTTTTGCGGCGTAGATCATAAGTTTAAGGTGAATCTACCTAAGATACCTAAAACGACTAAATATGCCCCTGAGAATGAGCAAATTAAAGCCCTATATGATAACGCCAACCCTGTAATGAAACGTGCGATCATGTTAGCAGCCTTCCACTCTCTAAGGCGTGGTGAAATATGCGGTCTTACATACGGTGACTTGAAAGGGAACGCCCTTTTAATACACTCAGATATGGTTTTAGGATCTGAAGGATGGGTACACAAGGAAACACCTAAAACAGAGTCAAGTTATCGCCAGGTATTTTTAACGGACAAGGAAGTAGAAATACTCGGACAAGGATCTCCGGATCAATACATTGTACCAATAAAGCCTTCTACCCTTGACGGCAACTTTAAACGTCTATGCAATAAGCTAGGCATTGAAGGTCTTATTTTCCACAATCTCCGTTCCTACTTCACTTCGATTGCTGTAGCCATTGGCATCCCGGACCTTTATGTGTCGCATATGGGCGGCTGGCGCGAAAATAGTTCGGTGCTTAAAGAGCATTACCAGAAAAAGATTGTTTCAATGGATGAAGCCTACACAAACAAAATGAACACTTATTTTGAAAATATGTTAGGAAAAAGTCCGAATGAAATTCCGAATGAAAAATCAGAAAACGCATGAATACTAGGTTATAGATAGTGCCGGCAGTGGGACTTGAAAAGACTTATAAAACTCAGTAAACGCCCATA